GCTTTTGTTTTACCAGTACTAGGCTCAAGTGACATAACTGCCAACACCACACTCACAGCAACACCTGTAATGGTACACGGCAACACAGCAGATGAAATAGATGATTTTACCACAGCAGTATCTGTAAGTGCATTGGGTGGATTTTTATTACAACCAGAAGCAAATCCATCGTCAGCAATCACAACAACACCAAGTACAACAATTGGTCTTGTAAGAACAGGTTTCACGGTGTCGATGCCGGCGGCATTTTCAGTGCCAGATACCACAACACAATTTGCAATCACAGCCGCATCATTTATATTTCCAAGTGCTTCAGTGGCAGTATCAGCCGCAGTTGAAAAAACAACACCAGCAACATCAACATCAGCATTTACAACAACACCGGGTACAACAATTGGTATGATAAGAACAGGATTTGATATTGCAGTACCATCAGCATTTACAACACCAGCAATATCAGATGTACTATTGGTAAAAGCACCAAATGACAAACAGGTATATACAACACCTATAGACACAAGGACACACATTATACCAGAAGACGCAAGAACATTGGCATTGGAAACAGAAACCAGAACATACATCATACCAGAAGATGAAAGAACACACAATTTAGAAACAGAAACTAGGACAACAACACCGGAGGCACTACAATGACGGTAGCAATCTCAGCCTGGCAACAAGGCAATCAAGGACTATATGTTAAAATGTCCCCTGGGGAGACAGATACATTTTGTATAGATGTTCGTAATGAAATAGACAGCACAGATGAATTATTAAGTGTCACAGCCACGGTAGACGCAGGCCTTACACTATTGAGTGGTGTGGTAAGGATAGATTATTCACTTAGATCGAGACCACATCAAATGATGGTGGTGTTGAGGGCAACACAAACAGGTGTGTATCATATAAAATGTGTGGCACCCACACTAAATGGACTAACAATGGTCAAACACTTTGACGTACTTGTAGAGGAGAAATAAATACTATTATGACAGCAACAACAGGATTTGAAAGAGACAATGTAGGACTTTTCATTAGGAAAGATCCTTCAGCAGTGATGGATTACACCATTGATTACACATCATATCTAGATGGATCAGACACAATCACATCACACACAATCACGGTGGATTCAGGTATCACCAAAGATTCATCATCGATTGTGTCAGGCAACAAAAAGATCACTATGACATTGTCAGGTGGTACAGCCCAAACGGCTTACACAATAAAAGTTAGTGCCAGCACTAACGATGGTTTAACATTTATCCATAGATTTAGAATTAAATGTGAAGACATACATCTGTAAAGATGGGGGTGTACAACACCCATAACACAAAAAGGAGGCACTTATGGATGAAAATAAGGATTCTATAGAGCAGAAACAAACAGATTACAAACGAAAGCACGAGAAGTGGGGCACAATGGAGAAACAAGGTCTCGTTGTGGGTAGGGGTGACAACAAAAAGATCATTCCACCAGATGAAGTGTATAAATTGGCCTGTTTGTATTGTTCATATCAAGAAATAGCAGACTGGTTTGAAATACCCAGAGAAACACTCAAATACAACTTTCGTGATCTAATACAAAAAGGCTATAACTCAACAAAACAGCAATTGAGACGGGCACAGATAGATGTAGCACTCAAAGGCAATGTTAGTATGCTTATTTGGCTTGGCAAGAATATGCTAGGACAATCAGATCAACCAATCGATGCAGGTGATGTACAACCGTTGCCTTGGACAGATGATCCCGTAAAACAAAACATAGAAGACAATGGCTAGACCTTTCGTATACAAACATTTGGACAGAAGGTTATTGCCCACAGATTCACGTGAAACCATATCACTGGGCATCAAACATATGTGGGGTGTGAAAAAAGGTGATGATTGGGTCACCATATGCAAACAAGATGCCTATGGCATAGATTCAAACGTGGGCCGGAAATACACCAGATTGTTTTTTGCTTCAAAGGCAGTGGCACAGACCCATTGCAACAAATTGAATCGCATATTCAACACACAAGATTATCAGATAGAACAGATATAAAAAAAGGGCCCCACTAAAATAAACACATAAAAGTGAGGCCCCAACAGCCCTAAAGGGCAAAGGAGTGCTACAATATACCACAAATAATAAAGTATATTGCACGTTATGATTATGAAAAATCATAATTTGCAATGTCTAGCAATCAATACAAAACTAAACACTACAAATACTAATATACACTCATATTGCATATTGTCAAGAGTCTTTTTTACATTTTTTTCACTTTTTTTTACACTAACACACAAACACAAGCAAAAACAACAAATATTGGGGTCTAAACAGCAATATAAAGCCCGTACACACACATTTAACAGCAAATGCACACAAATACACTTGACAAAACACAAAATGATGCTATTATAGTATAAAACAACAAAAGGGAAAACAATGGCACAATTTATACAAGCAACGGCCCCAAATACGACAACTATTGTCACAAAGGCCAAAAGGTCATATGTGTTGGAAGAGAATGACACATATTACACACAGAGGTTTGGGCCAACATCACTACATTATCAAGTTAAAAACTTGAGATTTGCACACAGCCTATTAGACAATCCTCGTACTATATTAGACGTAGGAATGAATGTGGGTATGAACACGGTGGAGTATGCTACATTCGCCAAACGGGTAGTTGGCTTTGAACCAACACCGTGGGTGCATACTTGGGCAGTCAAAAACATCATACACAACAAAACAAATGTGGACACAACGGCACCAGCAGTATTAGAGGGTGTTGACAAACATTTGACAGCACAGATTGACACACATCAAATTGGATTGAGTGATCAAGCACAAAAGGCCGTGAAGTTCTTTTCACATCCTAGGAACAATGGACACAACTCAATGGCCTATCACAAAAACTTCAAACAGGACACCATTGTAAGACAATTTGAAGCAGATGTCAGCACAATCGATCTGTTTGCTTTCGATGATGTGGACTTTATCAAGATAGACACAGAAGGATTTGAATTGCCTGTGCTGATGGGTGGCATCAACACTATCAAACAATGCAGGCCTGTGATACAATGTGAGATAGTACCGGATCAATGTCGTAGGGCCAACTATTTGGCTTTGGACATATGGGCACTATTGGTAGGATCGTTGAACTATCGTGTGTACACCGTAGACGGTGTCGAAAGAACAAATGGTATGAGCATAGAGAAAAAACAACTATTACACAATGGTGAAAAACCAAAGAAAATGATGGACTATTTCTTTGTGCCGTCAAAATCATAAGATACTATATGTTGTGGTGGAAAAAACCCCCTATATAGGGGGTTTTTTTATGGCCAAATAATGGTTGACAGATCTGTAATCTATGCTATTATAATAATATGAACAACAAAAAGGAAAACACTATGAACAACAAATACAAGCATCAGGTCAAATATGCCAAAACAGATGCAGGCAAACGAGCACGTCGAAGACATCTTGACAAGAAAAAAGCACAAAATCTGAAGCAAGGTCTTAATTCTGCGGGCCAACCATTTGCCAATGAAAGCACTTATCTTGCCAAAGCAAAAACTGGTATGTCTGAAACTCAGTGGATTATGCGATATAGGAATCGTGAGGTTGAATGGGAAGATCTACCAGATCTTATGAAAAAGAGAATAGAACCTCGTAATCCCAATCGTGTGTCAATCAAAAGAAGCACCGGCCGATCACTGCAACAATGGGCTGATCAATATGGGCTCACTCGTGAGGGAGTAAGACGATTGCACAAAAAGTGGGGTACATTGACTGATGATTTGATGAAAAACAGACCCCTGCCTAGAAATGAAGGGAATAAAGCCCCTGAGGTTTTGGTGAATGGACTTACACTACAACAATGGGCTGACAAATGGGATTTATCAATGGTGCATATACGTGGCCTACGTCGAAAGTGGGGCACAATAAGTGATGAATTATTGAGAAAAAGACAAAGATGTGAACCCAATAATCCGTGGTATAAAAACCCAAAAAATGACCCAAAATAATCGGTTGACAGAATCCAAATCTGTGCTATTATAATAGTATGAATAACAAAAAGGAGAACAAAATGAAACAACTAAAAAGAACTACATTTGAACACATATATCATCAGTTCAATGGCACTTGGGGTTTAGGCGATATGACTATTGATTATGATCGTTTGGTATCAGTGCTTGGTGAGCCTGATGCTGGTGATGGTGACAAAACAGATGCTGAATGGACATTTATATTCAAAGGTCAACCACTCACTATCTACAACTACAAAACAGGCATCAATTACAGAAAACACGATGGCCTTCCAACCAAAGACATTAAATTATGGCACATTGGTGGCAATGATGACACAGATGTTGAAGCCTTCAAAAAGTTATTAGAGGAGGCATAGTATGACACAACAAAGATTAGATCAAATACTTGCTGAAAGACAAAAACTCAGTGAGCAAATGAAGCCGTTGTATGAGGCACTGAATCAACTACAACAACAGGACAAAAAATTGGCAATTGAAATGGCCAAAATTGTAGATCCTGTGGTAGAGGAGGCATAATGAGACGTACTATAATAACAGGACTAATTGTATATTGGATCTTGATATTGGGTGCAACATTCAATCAGGCCCGTGCAGACGAACTTAACAAAACACAAGAAACCAAAATGAAATGGTTTCAGGTGCTGACGGTGGTGGATGCACTACAGACCATAAAGATAGCATCTACACCCGGACTTATAGAGGGCTCGCCAATAATGGGTGCTAATCCTTCAGTGGGCACCGTGGTGGCATTCTTCACCGTTAGGAACATCATACATCATCAGGTTGTGAAAAGAGTACCACAGAAATACAAGGATTGGTTCATCGACATACCATTAGTTGGCCAAAGTGTAGCAGTGGTTTGGAACTTGGGCAATGGCCTAGGTGTAGGATTTTAGTGGTTGACAGATCTCAAAGATGTGTTATACTGAAACAATAACAAAGGGAAAGATATTATGAAACAAGGTGTAAAAATAAAGTTTAGAAAAGGCAGTAATATTGTTGCCGAAAAGTTTATAGCAGTGGATGATCATCTACCGGTGACAGATATTAAACACCAATTGGCTCTTACGAGAATTGTTGTTGATGAACTTGCTAAAAAGAAATTGGTAGATAGTGATGTTGATTATGATGATACACTGGTGTCGTGGGAACCATCAGGTGAGGAGGCATAGGATGACAAAACCATATTGTGTTAGTTATTCAAAACTACCAAAAA